CGGCGGCACGGGCGGCGGCACGGGCGGCGGCACGGGCGGCAAGGTCGGCAAGGTCGGCACGGGCGGCAAGGGCGGCGGCACGGGCGGCAAGGTCGGCAAGGGCGGCGGCACGGGCGGCGGCACGGTCGGCAAGGTCGGCAAGGTCGGCGGCACGGGCGGCAAGGTCGGCAAGGGCGGCGGCACGGGCGGCAAGGTCGGCGGCACGGGCGGCGGCAAGGTCGGCGGCACGGGCGGCGGCACGGGCGGCGGCACGGGCGGCACGGGCGGCGGCAAGGTCGGCACGGGCCCATTCATCGTCCGCAGGCTTATTGCCTGCGATCCAATGATCGAAAAGATCTGCTATCTTTTCGATGGCCGATTTTGTGTCGGGCGTTGAAGCGTATTTAATGACCCCAAATTCTGGGTCGATCAGCAGCCAGTGGGCAAATCGTGGCCAGACCAATTTCAGGTCGGACCCTTCCTTGATGGCATTATAAAAAGCCTCGGGCCACGCCCTGGCTGCTTCCACGGGGAGGCCCTCGAATAATCTGTCCTGCAAATACGAGAGAACCTCGGGAATCCCCAGCAGACGCGGGTAATCACTATGCTTCCCGCTGTGGAGCGTGCAGCCTACGGCGCATCCCTTGCCATCTTGCCAATAACCGTAGCCCTGGACGAGTTGATCGGCCTCGCGGTGCTTGCGCACGCGATCTAGGTATTTTTTCTTGATCGCCGGATCGTTGTGAAAGGCGAGGAGTGGTTTTTCTGTCGTGGTTGTTGTCATGGTGTTGCGGGGTTGGGTTTCGAGGTAGAGGTGATTTTTTAAGCAGTGGCTTTCCTGCGGCTGCGATAGCCGAAGAGGAGTTTCCGATCAGAAGAGGTTCCCCTCTCCTGCTCGAAGCGGTTGCAGGCGGCATTCACCGAGTTGCAGAGACCGGCGATGGTGCCGGGCGGCTCCTCGGAGATGCTCATAGTGAGAGGCTTGCCGTTCATCTTGCGAAGTCCGTCCGTGGTGTTGGGATTCATGGCGATTAGTTCCAGTCCTCGGGTGGTTTGCCCTCTGCGCGGATTTTCAAATCGACCTTTATGAAGTGTTCCCAGGTCACAGGCTTTTTTGCGTGGTCGGCGTGCATGACCGCGTAGCGAAGGCGCTCGGTGATGGAGAGAAGGCCCTCTTCCTTGGCCAGTTGGCACAGGAGGGCATAGGGTTTCTCCACATGGCCGTCGACGACGACCTGGAGCGCCCTCGCTGGAAAATCCAGCCCGCGAGACGAAAGGATGACCTTGAGGTCGCCTCGTGTCGGCATGCCTGGAAGATAGAGCTTGTGCGGGCCGCGTCGGAGGAGCTGCTCCATCTCCTTGTGCTGGCCGGGCTGCAGCTCCTTCATCAGGAGGTTGGTGCAGCAGAGCACCATCGGGCATCCGCTCCGGTCATGGATCTCGCGGATCGTCTCTAGGCACTTGAAGAACGCCACATTCTGGTAAGTGAGTCTGAGCAGGTGCATCTCATCCAGGATCAGAAGCCGATCCGGAGAGAGGGCATTGATGATGGCCAACTTCATGTCGTTGGTGTTGCCCTTCTCGGCGGTGCGGAGCACACGCCCGATAGCGGCGCTCATTCCACCGAGGCCGGAAGCAGTCTCCATGCGGACAAAGGGGCTGCCGCCGTGATTGTTGTGAACGGAGTAGTTCTCCAGCGCCCAGGTCTTTCCGATGTGACTGTTGCCGATGACCCAGCCGATGGTCTTGCTCTCCCTGGCCAGCTCGCAGAGATCCCAGATGCTGCGAGCCGTGGGCGTCATGACGAACTCGGCGCGACCCTTGAACTGCTTTTTCTGACGGGAGAGCCATTCCTTGGCCCGTTCGGCCATATCGTCGGGGATATCGTAGCGGGTGCCATCAGCAGGGTTGACGTGTTTCCCCCGATAGACCTTCCCAACCGTCGTCGGGTGATAGCTGACGGCCTTGGCAAATTCCTCCAGCGTGCTGGGATGAACGGTGTCAGTAGCCCAGAGGAAGCACTCCTGCATTACCTTGGATTTCCAGGGCGTGCAGTTGCTCATGTTGGCCTTGATGTCCTGAGCGGCAAAGGGCCAGCGTTGCCGGATGGTGCTGCCGTGATTACGAAGTGAGATCTCGGACTGGGCAGGGATCAAGGCTCCTGCGTCGTCTTGATTGCTTGCTTCTGGGTTCTCGGGTTCTTCGGGGAACTCTGTTGCTGTTTGTGTCATGGTTTGGTTTCGGGGTTTGGGTTACGGGGGTTTACTGAATGAAATCGGCGAGGGAGGTGCGGTGCTCTTCGAACTCGTCACCGCCGTCCTCCTCGGGGGATGGTGTCGCCATCGGCTGACTGGCTGTTCGTTCGCGTAGATCGCGCAGATACCGGTCGCGGCCACGTTCCTCATCGGTGGCCTTCTTGTGTGCCTCAAGAACACGCTGCATTCCCTCTGCAACGGGCGTGCTGCGGATGGTGCGACCGGAGGCATTGTCGTCAAAGGCGCTCTCCGGGATCAGATCAGCGCGGGCGAGCACATCGACATTTTTGGAGGTGCGTCGTTCCTGCTCGGCGAGATACTCGGCCCTCTTGCCGCGCACGCTGGCAACGGTGTGGTTGAGGTAAGCCTGATTGCGTCGAATCCCGCGAGCCACAGCCTCGGGATCGTCACGCCTGGCGATCTGGCGCGTCCAGAGACCGGCGAAGAGACCGTCAGGGCCGATGACCAGCGCATACTCAGGATGCTGCGGATCAAAGTGGAGCGTGATCTTGGTGCCCTCCGGGAGCATCTCCTCGGGATTGTCGGTGCCGAAGTACCAAGTCTTTTTCCGCTTGTTTTCGGTGATCTCTACCTTTGCCTGGCGGCGCTCTACCTTGAGCGAGAAATGACTATCCTCATAGAACCGGATGAGTGCTCCGGGAGGAATGAAGGCCACACGGGTGAGGGCTGAGAGCCGTTGCCCACGCTCCCAGGGTGACTCCATCACGGGCAGCCACTCGATGTGCGGTTCCAGGGCCTTGTCCAGGTGAACCAAGTCGCGTGGATGCTGAAAGTCGGCCTGAGTGCCCCGGATGCGCCAGAGATTGATCTGCCGGAAACCCTCCATCTGGTGATCCCGTCGCCGATTGATCTTATCCACTACCTCGTGCGTCTGGATCAGTGCCTCGTCGAGCGATGGGTAAGGGCCGTCGAGTTCATCGCGCAGTTCCCTGGGAAGCAAGAGAGATGCCTTGGCGATGGCTACGGCTTCCCGGTCGCTGCCGTAGAGGGCGGCGGGGGAATGATCGCGATCCTTGCCCACCTGTCCTGGGAGAGATCCCTGCTCGTTGTGGAAAAGGTTGTGCCAGGACTCCAGCGGCCCCTTGCCACGAGGATTGCCGGAGGAGCCTTCCATCCAGGCGAGGACGAAGCGGCCCTCCATGCTGGTGAAGCCGACGCGGATCTGTCCCCCTGAGAGATCATAGAGCATCTGCGCCTCAGCGGCTGAGAGAGTCGCTGTCCCGCGCTCCAGGACAAGATGCATCGGGTAATCGAGAGGATAGCCGTGCTGCATCAGGAGCGAGGCGACCAGGAGAAGCATGTCGCGGCGTTGCAAACGTGCGCGGGTGCCGTCGTCGCGGGGGAGATCAGGACGCAGGCCAAATTTCAGATACAGGCCGCTTGCATAGTCGAGGCAGCCGAGCTGCAGGATGCGGACAGGATCGAGATAGCCTTGCACCTTGCACTTGCGGTCATGCCAGACATCGTCAAAAAAGACATACTCCAGCCAGCGCACCCCCTCGCGGGTGCCGGGGAGGAAGGGGAGATGGGCAGCGGCGGCAGCTGATCCCACGCGAGCGAGCACCTGCTCGGCCTTGGGAGGCTGTGCCTGCTTCATCAGATTCGTATAGCTCCACCCGTCGGGATGATTCCTGCTGCCGGTGGGAGGGGGTGTCGCGTAGCCGGGAATGGCGATCCGGGGATTGCCGGTCTGCTTCCACTCCCTCCATCGCTCGATGATGCGGCGATAGGCTGGCTTGCTCTTGCGCTGATTGCCGAGCATCTGACCTCCTGCCCATTCCAGGAACTCCCTGGGGAGAGTGACATCCTCTCCACGATCCCAGAACCTGGAAAACTCCCGCTTGTCCACCAGGGCCAGATCCCCCTCCTCCTGCCAGGATTTCAGCAGGGCATAGAGGCGACCGACCGACTTGCCGTGACGGGCCGAGAGAGCCTGGAAGCGGGAGCGTGCGGGGGAACCGGAGGAGATGATCTCCTCAAACTCCCGCTTGAGATCCAGGGCCTTGACCTGCACGTGGGCCGGGAAATCATAGAGGGTCACTGAGGAAGAGGCAGGGAGGGCGAGAGTGCTCATGGGTTGAAAAGGCGAAGGACTAGGAAAGCTGAAGGGTGAAAGCTGAAAGCTGAGGAGCTGCGGTGAAGGGGCTGTTTTTCATTCAGGTTTCAAGTTTCAGCTTTCAGCTTTTTCTATTGTTGTTACTTGCGCAGGGCCTTGCGGCGTTTCTGACTCGCTAGAGCGCCCTCATAGAGGTCGTGGGCTTGGAGCTTGAGTTTATCCAGCTCCTCATCGTCCAGGATGTCCCAGGCTCGCTCCTTGCCGGGGCCTTCCAGGAGAAGTAGCTCAACCATCGTCTCGGCAGTGCGGCGGCAGACGGCGGGGGCGTGCTCCTCGTACTCATCACGGGCGATCTCCGCATCGGTGCGCTTCTCGGCGCGTGGGGCCCCGTTTTTCTTGGTACCGCGATAGCCGCCGCGCTGGTCGGGTAGATCAAGCCAGAGTTGTGTATAACTGCGATCACCTACATATTTGGCGACCGCCTGAACGACAGGATGAGCCATGTCGATGGACTCGTTATTCAAGGTAGAAAGGCTGTCGATCAATTCTCCCAAAAGAGAAACCTCGGCAAATTCCGCATTATGCGGAATTTTGCGGCCCTTCGTTCCGGAGGCTTCCAGGAACTCTTCGGCAATGCGCATGAACCGGCTGGCCGTATCCTGACTTTTCGGGAAGTGCTCCTTGAGCCAGGGGCCATAGTTGCCGTGTCCGAGACGGCTCTTGATTTCGATCAGGGCGAGTCCTTGCAGACATCCGCAGATGCCGGAGATTTTGTCGTAATGCAGGCGTGCTGCATCAAGCCTGCCAAAGGTCGCCCCGAGTTCGTCGAGACTCATGGCGTCGAGACCGAGGCCGCTTCGGGCGGTGACTTTGGAAACTTGGCCCGGTGCGACGATTTCGAGTGCCGATGTAGGCTCGTTGCTGTTGTGGCTGTGCGACTGGCTGCCGGGCGCAGCCAAAGTGGTGGAGGATTTTTTGCTCATAGATATTGACGGGGGTTAGGCAGCTGGGTTGGAGTCGGGGGATGACAACGGAGGAATTTCGTCAGATCTGTGACCTGGCAAATGATCGCAACGAGAAGAAGCAGGCATGGCTTCGCCAACTGCTGGTGATAGCCTCTGCTGCTCTGACGGCATTGGTTGCGTTTCGCTCAGGAGACCACAGCGTGGGCATGTCTCTGTGGTCTCTGCGGATTGGCTGGGTAGCACTCGGACTCGGTATCCTGCTTGGAGCATTTTCACTCCACGGCGAAGTATGGATTGCACACGAGCTGACGAGACGTGTGCTGGAACAGGCAAAATCACGCAGTGTGACCGGCGCGACTGGAATTTCACCTGTCGGTGCCAATCTGCCCGCGCGGTATCGAGCAGCCAAAGGAGGCTTCTGCGGATGCCTGATATTGGCCGTGCTTGCCCTCGTGACTCATGCTGTATTGAGCTAGAAGACATAATCAGGCTTCGAGTGCGTTGGTTGCTCCTGCAGGGATCGGGGAGCGTTCGTTCATCCAGGCCAGTTGTTCCTTGTGGATCTGATCGCGCAGCCGATCGATGGCATCCATCTCGGCAACCGTCAGCTCACGCCTCTGTTGCACTGCGATGCCATGGATCTCGATGATCAGAGCCATGCGGTCTGCATTGGTCATGGGAGGGCACTTGCCGCAGGAGCCAGCGCCAGACGCGCACCAGTCGCAGTGCGGAGTGACGCGATTAGGGAGGATTTCGGATTCGGGATTCCTAACTTCTGAATCCTGACTTCTGACTTCTGCTTGTTGTGTCATGGTGTTGTTGGTTGCGGGTTACGGGGTGGGTTACTGAGTGCGGGAATTGAGGAAGCGGATCAGCTCGGCGCGAGGGATGCGGTACATCGTCTTGGAGGCATTGGGGGATTCGAGAGACGTTGCCTTGATCGCTCCTGACTCGATCAGGTTGATCCAGTGCTGCGGGCCGGTTCCGAAAAAGCGCATGAGGAAGGGAATCGAGAAGATCTCCTTGTCCGCAGGAAGGTGATGTTTGAAATCAAACTCAGGTTGCGGAGGCAGGCCTGCGGGCTTCGGTGCTGCTGGAGTGGGTTTGTTCATCGCGATTCCGGGATCTGGGTTAGGCGGCAGGTGAAAGGGCTGAAACCTGAGACTTGAAAGCTGAAGGGGCCGAGGTGCGCCGTGCTTTGATTGCCTTGCGGTGATGGCGAAGATTCATAGCGGCCTCCTCTGAAATGGGATTCCAGGGCCGGATATGTTCGGCAATCAGTGCCATGATCCAGTCAGCGTTTTTTTTGCCCTTGATAGTCAGGAAACTCACCCGATCTTTCCCATGACGGAAACTTGCCATATTGAACGGTGAGCCTTCGCAGTTCTGTAGAAGTACTCTCACTGGCATGTGAGGATGGAGCTCGTTCAGAATCTTCGTTGGGAAGTGTTTTAGAGAGGCCATGTTCTTAGAGGGGTTAGGCGGCGCTGAGGTCGCGAGCGAGTTTCTCTCGGACGGCTGTGCGGATGTACTTCGACCGATCGCTGTCCATAGACACGACGGCTTGATCCAAGGTCTCCTTCATTTTCTTGGGCATCCACACGGCGACGAGAGCCGCCTTCTGGCGCTGTTTTGGCTTTGTGCTGTCAGACATATTGAATGGAATATAATTGAATTATACACCGGTCAACAAGAAATTGACGCGGTGAGCAAAAAAACCTTTTATACACCCATGCCCGGAAAAAGATCTGATGGACAAACCCTGATTGCAGCAGCCCTTGATGCCGAGATGTTGGCCTTGATGGACTCGATGCGTGGAGGAAAGAGCCGCAGTCAGTATCTACGAGAGGCAATAGCCGAGAAACTTGAGGGCATGGGGCACAAGATTCCAGGTGAATGGATTAACGCACCCGACAGAGCGAGGCCCTTGATTAATGCGACACAGAAAATCAAAGGGAAAGGAGCTAAGGGTATTCAGACAATATATCACTCACCCTCTGCATCCACGCCTCAGAGGGGTGCATCCACTGCCAAGGCGGGGAAAAAGCCAAGTAAGAAGAAATGACCTCACCTGCCGCGACCTTCTTTGTCCATGACCAGGGCGTGCAGATTGGGCCGCTGCCAATGGAGGAAATCGCAACCCGATGGAAGTCGGGTCAGATCACGCGTGACGCTCTTTACTGCGCGGATGGCTGGCCGTCCTGGAAGCCTCTGATTGCTTCCGAGGAGATGGCGGTTTTCTTTCGCCCTCCCCGTTATAAATCCTTCGGGGGAAAGTTTTGGAAACACATTCTATGGGCTTTTCTAATTGCTGGCGCAGTTACTCTTTATGGCCTTTTCGGCACCTATCGCGGGTGGCCGATGCTTTCCGATCTTCCTCCAGTTGGGCCGCTGCTGATTTTTGCAGTCATCTACTTCCTTCCCACGCTGATGGCCTCAAAATCTGAATGGGTGGGATGGATAGCGCTCTTGAATCTCCTTTTTGGTTGGACTGTTGTTGTTTGGATTGCCTGCATTATTGCTGCCATCGTGAGCCCAAAGAGAACTCAGTAATCCATGCCCCCTGATCCTTTTACAGAATTCCTCGTTTCGATTCTGTTTGTAGCTGCGGTTTTTGCCATCGGTATCTCAAGGAAATAGTCCGCCCCCTTAGCGTCTTTGCGTCTTGGCGCGAGTACTCATTCTTTCCCCACCGGATGCCACCTAGAGGCAAAAAAACTCTTATAGTTTTTGCGGTTTTTGGGGTCAGCTAACGCCCTTTGATGCTTTGTGCCAGCCTTGCTGGCATGCACCCCTCGGAAGGAAAAATCTTAGACAAGCGCGACGATCAGTCGCCCGCTAAAGCCCCTTTTATCATGGGCATGGATTTAGGCCATGGCCCGGATCGCGCCGTTGTGGCGATCACGTCTTTTGGAGCGTTGCTCCATCTCGTCTGTTCTGGGGGGAACAACCGGCACCGTCGTCTGCCGTCATGGTCAGGCGGCGGTGCCTCCTCAAGATTTCCGTATGTGAATAGCCGCCGTCGGGAAGTCATTACGCCCGGCGGCGGTGCCCTTCCCCCCTGCGTCTCTGCGTCTTTGAACTCGGGCGTGCCCACGCCGCTCGCCCCTAAAGGGGCTGCTTCGCAGTCCTACCAGCTCCCGCCAGTCGCTGGTTTGCGCGAGAACTCTCCCCTCTGTCAGTAACCCAAACCCAAACCCAAACCAATACCCACATGCATCAAGAACTCATCAACTTCATTGCCTGGATCACCAAGGCCAGCAAATCCCTCATCGCCGCTCTCCTGCCCGTGCTGGAAAGCGATCTTTCCGCACTCCTGACCGAGCTGCTCCCCATCGCCGAGCAGGTCGTTGTCGGACTGGCTACTAGCTCCATCAGCGGCAAGGAGAAGCAGGCAGCTGCCTTCTCCACCATCACCAGCACCGCCGAGGCCGCAGGCATCCAGGCCACAGCCCAGGCCGTCAACATCGCCATCGAATTGGCCGTGGCAAATCTGCCGAAGACCAGCACCGCAGTCAGCGGAACGCAGGTGCCTCCTGCATCTACCTCTGCTGAGTCCAGCCCGGTCGTGCCGGAGCAAGCGGCCTCCTGATCCGAACACTCACCCCTAATACCCGCGCAAATGGACTGGAACACCACAGGCAAACTTCCCTGGCAGAGCGGCGCTTTTGTCGGCGCTTTTGTCGGACTGATTGCCGTGGTGCTCCAGTTCTTCGGGTATCACGTCGATAAGCCAGCCCTCACGAATTACGTTCTCCAGGGCATTTCCATCCTTAGCCTCATCTGGTCGCTGTACCGTACGATCAAGCGGACTCAGCCCATCATCTGGATGCGCGGCACCGTTCCCGGTGGAGCATTCAATCCACAGGCTGAGGTACGCAAGGCCGAGCCAGTACCTCCCGGACCTCTGCCCTCGTCGATCGACGCTCGCCGCTCTTCCGGAGGATACGCTTATCCCGGTGCGCTTGGGATGCTGGGACTTTGCTTTATTTCTGTAGGCATCCTGATCGCCTGTCATCCGCAGACTCCAGAAGTCGGAAGTCAGAAGTCAGAAGTCAGGCCCGAACGAGATCCGGAAGTTCCCCGTGTGCTGCATCCCGATCTCTCGACTAACCCCATCTCCAATCTTCCGTCTTCCATCTTCCAGAGCCTTCGGCTCTCTCCCGGCATCGACATCGGTACCAACTCGCACGGCCAGACCATCTACGGTCCGAGCCTGACACTTCGCGGAGGCATTGAGTTCTGATGAACCCCGCCACTCCCGATCTCGCCGCTCTCTGGGACAGCATGGAGCTGACCGACCTCCCGCGCTTCATTGCACCCCGCAATGCCATCCAACGTGGCAAATCTCGCTATGCCGCCGTCGAGGCCCGCACGGGTGTTCCCTGGATGGTGATCGGCTGCCTGCATCAGCGGGAGAGTGGGGGTGACTTCACTTGTCATCTCCACAATGGCGATCCGCTCACGGCACGCACGGTGCATGTCCCCGCTGGACGGCCCATTGAAGGCAATCCTCCTTTCCCCTGGGAAGAGAGTGCGGTCGATGCGCTTCACTACGAAGGTCTGGCTGGACTGAACTGGAGCGATCTGCCGTCCACTCTCTACCGCATTGAGCGGTTCAACGGTCTCGGCTACCGCGCAGAGGGGATCTTCAGCCCCTACCTCTGGGCCGGAACCAATCACTACACCCAGGGGAAATTCGACGAGGATGATCACTTTGATCCCTCCGAGGTAGATCAGCAGCCGGGATGCGCCGGGATGCTGAGCGTGCTGGGCTACGGGCCATCCAGCCCCTCGGTTCCCTCTTTCTGGCAACGGGTCGCCGCCGCCCTGGACCGCATTTTTTGAAATCATGATTGCTGAAGCCATTACCTCGACAGTTGAAGCTGCCAATAACTGGCACATCCTCAACACCATTATCGCTATCGCGAGTCCTTTGGCCGTTGCAGCCGCTTTCCTTTGGAAACAGAGCAACCCCGACAAGGTCAACATCCAGCAGCCTCTCAAGGTCGATGTGCTCAAGGACATGGCCACCAAGGAGGAACTCCGCGCTCATCGGGACGAAAACATACGTGAGCAGAACAAGCTCGAACAGCGCATGACCCAGATCGAGCGCAAGATGGAGACCGACAAGACGGAGATCATCGCGGCCGGGAGCGAGAGAGGCAAGCACATCTATGACCGGATCGGTGGCGTGCTTACCGGCATCGAGCGCATCTCCACCAGGCTAGGCCGCGTCGAAGGCCGTCTGAAAATCACCACACTAGAAGAATGACCACGCTCCTTCTCATCATCCTGGAGCGCGTCGAATTCGCACTGAGGGAATCAACCCTCAAGGCCGAGGCGCAGCTGCAGCGCCGTGTCGGGGAGACCGAGTTTGCCGATGCCCTGCGCGAGCTGCGCAACGCCAAGTTTATCGAGTCCTCCGTCAATCCGCTGACCAAGGACATCTCCTGGCAAATCACCAAGGCGGGGATCGCCTATCTCAAGGGAGGAAAATAAGTGTGCGCCGATTCACGAACAGATTCACTGGCCGCCAGGCTGAAACGCGCCGAGATCTTCGACGAGTATTTCGGCTGGTGGCTCTCACAGCGTCCCTCCTTTGCGGAGCGACTGGAATGGCTGGATCTGCATGGCTGTGCGACGACGGCGGGAGCGTTGAGCCGTCTGCACCGATCTTCGGAGGCCTCGGTCTGGCGCATGGCCGAAGCGGCGAAGGCGCGCGAGGTGATGGACAAGAACTTGCCCAAGGATCTGGACGAAACGATCCGCAAGGCCCTCAAGGATGCCCGCTTCAGCGAAGTGCTTGGGGAGATCTCACACGAGATGCTCATGGATCACCTAAAGGTGGAGCACGATACGGCAACGCTCAAACTCAAGGAGAAAGCGCTTCGTCTCAAGACCAAGGAAGTGGAGATTTCGCAGGAGCGTTTGGAAATCCAAACCTGCGAGAAGTTCATCGAGTGGATGAGGGACGAGGTGGCCAAGGGTATTGCCAGCGGCAGTCTCAGCAACTCGGAGAAGATCTCCCGGCTGCGCAAGCGCTTCTTTGCGGATGTGGATCAACTAGAGGCCTCCGGCAAGGTCGTACTGCCCAAATGAAGTTCTCCCCGCGCCGTCTCTACGAGCAGACCCTGCAAGTCGCTGTGCGTGCAGAGCGCGTCGTGGTGGCCTTCTGGGCACGCCGTTGCCGCAAGAGTACCAATCTCGGAGCCATCGCCTTTGACGAGATGTCTGCCGAATCCGGCAAGACGGTGATTTCTGCTTCAGCATCGCTGCTGCTCGGCACCGAGCTGGTCAATATGACTGTCTCTGCGACTGAGCAGGCGATCCTGGTCTCCAGTGAGGCAGAGGCCGTGCAGAGCATCTTTGAGAATCAAGCGGCGACCGAGCAGCTCGACTTCAAGTGCGCCAATGCCGAGACCGGCAAGATATACCACGGGATGACGCGCGAGGACTTTGCCGATCTGTATAAGAGCAAGCGGCTGGAGATGCGGCTCTACCATGACCGCACGGCGTATTCCCGTCAGCTGGTCATCGCTCCGAATCCTGCCACGGCTCGCGGCTGGCGCGGTACCGTCTTTCGGGATGAGGCCGGATTCACTCCTGCCAATTTGGAAGCTGCCCTCCGTGAGGCGGTCGATCCGATGTTCCGCGATCAGCCGGATCTCAAGATGATCTATGCCTCCAATCTCCCTAGGGATGACAGGCACCCTTTCTTCGAGATGACATTGCCCCAGGATGGATTCACGGAGTTTCCAGTCAATAAGTCCGGGAATTTCTACCGGGGTCAGAACGGCATCCTGATCCATCGCGTGACGCTGCGGGATGCGTACTCGGCGGGACACATGCTCTACGACAACAAGGGCCAGCCGATGACCTATGAGCAGTTTGCGCGGATGCCCGGCAACAAGCCTCAGATGCCTTTTAACTACGATCTGGAGCACAAGATGGGGGGAAGTGCCGCTATCGACCTGCTCGCCATCCTCACCGCACAGCAGCGTGGTGCCCAGAGCTGCGCCTTTGTCTATGTGGACGATGAGGCCGATTTCCAGCGGGTCTTGCATCTACTGCGCGGTCTGTTGGGTGCCGGAGCGATCGGGGTCGGTCTCGATCCTGCTACCACCAATAAGCAGACCTCCAATCCCTCAGCGATCACCATCACGGAACAAACCGGTGTCTCCCGTGCACAGCGGATGGTCATCTGCTGGAAGGAGAAGGAACCCAGCGTCGTGATCGACAGGATGAAGAGGATCTTCGAGACGATTGCCACGCGGCCTGCTGGTGGGAAGACGCGCCGGTTTTGCGCCTTGGCCACGAGCGAGCGGTATTTCTGCAAGCTGCTTGCAGATGCCGTGCGGCATCTTGTCCCCACGGATCTCCTCATCGAGAGCGAGAGTATTCATCCGCCCGGTTACGACGAGCCGGTGAATTTCAAAACCTATCTTGGCGACATCTACAGTGCTGCCATCAATGACAACCGCTATGACCTGCCGTCCGGGGAGTATTTCAAGGCCGATCAGCGTGCCACCATCAAGAGTGGCGGCAGGTACGAATGCGCCGTCGATTCCCTGACCGGGGCGCATGGGGATACCTTCTCCTCCGGCAGCGCCGCCGAATATGCGCTCATTAATACCCGTGGAGCGATCACCGATCCGAGCGTGATCCGCCTCGGTGGCAATGGTCCCTCTCGGGCGCAGATTTTCACCCCCCGGAGGCTTACCTGACCATGAGCGCGCGTAATGCCAAAAAAACGGGTAAAAATCCCTATTCCGCCACATTGACGCAGTCTGGCAACCAAAATGCCCTTAAGGGGGCTATGCAGCGCATGCAGCGGGGGTCTGGAACCACCAGCTCCCAAAAATCCGCACCCGTTGGCAAAAAGTCACAAAATCTTCCCCCAGGGATCGCTCCGGGGATCGGTCGCATCCTTCGTCCTCAAGCGGCTACCCGGTGGCTGCTACCCTCCCTGGCCGCCATCACCCCGCAGTATATCGAGATGACCCTGCGCGGCGCTCTCGCTGGGAGCCATGTGCAGCAGTGGGAACTCTTTGACCTCATGCTTGACTCCTGGCCGGAGCTTTCTGCCTGTGCCCAGGAACTGACCGATCTGGTCAGTGGGATGAATCCTGTCTTCAGTCCCTGGTGTGAGGAGGGGGAGAAGCCCACCGAGAGCGCCCTGGAGAAGCGTCGTCTGGTTTCCAGCGCCTGGCGCTCGATGAAGCCGAAGGCTACCGCCGATGAGAATAACAGTGACGGGACGATTGCTGATCTAGTGGATGGCTGGTTCCGGGGAGTCACCGCCCTGGAGGTGGATTGGCAGGTATCTCAGCTGGGTGGGCTTGGCAGGTGTGTCGTGCCGCGCGCTACCTTCTGGGTGCATCCGGTGAACTTTGCCTGGAACTCGGAGGGAGAGCTTGGCCTGCGGAGCGATGCCAGGGGATTAACTGGATCTACCAGCACGCAGCCGCTCCCTTCCTCGGTCGCTCCCTTCCCTGATCACAAGTTTCTGGTGGGCATTCACAAGGCCAAGGCTGGTACCGCGCTCGGTGGTGCGATGCTGAGGCCTCTCGCCTGGTGGTGGTGTGCCGCGAACTTCGCCAGCGACTGGGTGCTCAATCTGGCTCAGGTCTTCGGCCTGCCTTTCCGCTGGGCCAACTACGACACCAATGCTCCGCAGGACACGATCGACGCCATCTGCTCCATGCTCCAGAATATGGGCAGTGCTGGATGGGCAGCCTTCCCGGCGGGGACGACGCTCGAACTCAAAGATACTCCCAAGGGAAGCGACCATTCTCCCCAGGGGGAACTGCTCGATCGGGCGGACCGCTATGCACGGCTTGTGATTCTTGGCCAGACGATGTCGGGATCTCATGGTTCGATGGGCAAGGGAGGCGGGCAGGCCTTTGGCACTGTCGAGGAAGGGGTCAAGGAGAAGAGGGGCAACGCCTGTGCCAAGTATGTGGCTGGGGTGATCAATACCCAGCTCATCCCCTCCATCCTCACGCTCAACTATGGGGATGACTCCGAATGTCCCGAGGTACAGTTCCTGAACGAAAAGGAAGGCGGTCTTCCGGAGGCACAGCGCGATCAGGTGCTCATCGCCTGCGGTTTGCCGGTCGGAGTGAACTTCATGCGCCAGAAATACAACATCCCTGCACCCGACGAGGATGAAGAGATCATGAAGCCTGCGCAGAATGCCGGTGCCGTCCAGCCACCCAAGCCCTCCGACTCCCCGCAGGATGCGCTGGAGTCCAAGGATGCCGGGGTGCCGGGAGATCTCACCAAGCAGTTTCTTTCTACGCTCAAGGATGTCGAGAGCGAGCTGCCATTTCCGGTAGAGGCGTGTGCCTTTGACGCGCTCTTCCGGGTGGAGGATGACGCGCAGTTTGATCGTGGCCTCCAGGCCCTGCTCAAGCACCTGCAATCCTCTCCAAAATCCCGATCCCTCACTCCATGAAATCAGAAAACGACCCCATCTTTTGCCGCATGGCCTGCCCGGCACCCGTTGTCTGCGGACCGGAAATGATGTGGATGCCAGGCGGCATGCAAACCATTACTCCGGTCGGTGGTGGCATCGGGCAACCGATCCACGTGAAGGTCGATGCTGCCGCAGCCCGGATCGTCGAGCAGCAGCGGGAGGCGATCGTAGCGAGTGGGCGCAGTCCTTATTTCGACCTCAATCACGAGGACGGCCCGGCTTCCTTCCGTCCAGAGGCCTTTTACTGGAAGGAGTCTCCGGCTCCCGGCATCTACGCCAGAGGTGAATGGACGCCGACGGGTCGTGCTGCCGTGGAGGGCAAGGAGTTCAGGGAGTTCTCTCCCGTCTTCCACGTGGACAATAAGCGCGTCAAGCCCGCGCAGATCATCGACGCCATCAGCGCCGGTCGTACCAAGAGTTCCAACATGGGAGGCCTCGTCAACGATGCTGCCTTCACTGAAATGACACCATTTTTCGCGAAAGAATCGCGGGAAGCCGCTGGAGCCCCCAGCGATCAACCAAAAAACAACACCACCATGAAAGAAGAAGAGATCGCTGCGCTCCAGGCGAAGAACAAGGAGCTTGAAACCGAGCTGAATAAGCTCAAGAACGACCAGACGGCCCTCAAGGCTAAGAACGAGAGCGACACGCTCGTCGCTTCCGAGATCCGCGCCAAGACCGCCGAACTCGAAGCCAACAAGGGCAAGCTGGAGCTGGAGGGCATCCTTGCCAAGAACAAGGATCTCCAGGCAGCAGCCACCAAACGCGCCGAGGCCGATGCCGACCGCGCCATTGAGGAGGCTGTCACCCGTGGTGCCATCGCCGCCAAGGATGAGGATACCAAGAAGCAGTGGAGGGCCATGATCATCGCTGATCCCACTGCCGCCGCACTGCTTGCCAAACAGGCGGGAAATTCGGTGCTCAATAAGGAGCCAATCTCGGCGCGTCAGAAGACGAAGGTTGAGGACTCCGATCCTCGCGACACGGCCAAAGCCTACGACGCAATTCGGGCCAAACAGTTGCAATGCGCAACAACTGCGGAGAAAATCATTCTCTCCAAGGAAATGGCCGCAATTTACGCGGCGGACATGCGCGACAACGATCGCTTCCTGAACTCGCCGATTCAGGCGGGAGATGTGACCGATCCTAACCTCGGAACGCTGGCAGGCACGCTGGTTGCCCAGCGACGTCTGGAGCTTTTCAAGCTCTCCTTCGGAAGCTTGCTGAAATACATCACCACGGATTTCAGCGACATTCCTGCCAACTTCAACCAGACCACCACCACGCGCGTCGAGATGATCCCTGCGGTCTTCTCGTATGATCCGACTCTCGGATCAGATGGCCGTCCAAAAGGCTACACCGTCACCACCCCCGCCGAGTCCAAGGATGTGCAGATTACGCTCAACCAGCATATCGCTACCGAGATCGTCTTCGGTGCCAATATCCTGGCCTCCACGGTGCGCAATCTCTTTGACGAGCAGACCGAGGGTCAGGCTTACGCACTGGCCAACAATGTGATCAATGCGTTCTACGCACTCTTCACACCGGCGAACTTCAACTACTACAGCGCCCTCACGGTCGCTCCCGGTAGCATGGATCGTTCGGTGATCGGAAAAGCTTCCGTCGCGATGAACCCTGCTGGTGTGCCCAAGATCAACCGCGCGTTCTTGCTCAACAGCCCCTATTACAACGATCTGGTCAATGATACCAATCTGGTGAGCTTTGCGGCCTTCCAGAAGCCTGGGATCGTGACCGATGCGGAGCTGATGCCCATCAGCAAGTTCCAGCCGCTGGAGGCCGAGAGTCTTCCCGCGACGAACAACCTGGCCGGTGTTGCCATTCACAAGGCGGCGACACTTTTCCAGGCTCGGGTGCCTAACGACTACACCACCATCTTGCCAGGCGCGGGTTATGGCAATGTGGCCGTCGTCACCGACCCAGACTTGGGAATCTCCACGCTGGTCACCCAGTATGTCTCCCATCAGGGCGGCTACGCGGCCCAGCGCCAGGCGCTCATGTATGGAGTGGCAGCAGCCATTCGCAAGGCAGCTCTCCTGCTGCTCAGCTCCGGTAGCCTGACAGGCACCGGCGCAGGAACCCCAGACTTCGCCAGCTAAGGAAGTTTCACACACTGGCTCCGCCTTCGGGCGGGGCCAGCAGTGAGACGATAACCCGACCTCCTATCTTCCAACTTCCAAAGTGAAAACGATCAACTGCAATAACGGCTGGTACCTTGGTCTCGGTGACCTGATCTGCTTCGCATGGCTGGCCGCCGGGTGCCGTGCCACCGGCGAGGAGATCGCCTGGTTTGCCACGGGGTGGAGGGCAGAGGTGTTGCGGTTGCTCGGTGTCACATCGACCGACCGGAGCGAGGATGCCGAGGGAAGCTATCTATCTGTGGGGGGATTTGAGGATGCGCTGGCAAGGGGAGAGAAGATTTCCTATCTCGAAGCGATGCGCCGGGAATTTGGTATCGCCGCCGCCCCTGTCAGGCCATCGCCTCAATTTGAATCAAGTCAGGAGCGGAGAGTACTTCTTTTCCCCCATACCAAGGGGCCAAGTCGTCAGTGGCCCGCCGCTTTCTGGATCGAGCTTGCAAACCTCCTGCAGCAGCTTGGATATGATCCGGTCGTCATCCTGCAGGATCGAGATCCCCGCTATGAGGGGCGTGTGCCATTCTGGATGGCCGCTCTTCCCTACAGGGAACTCTTTTCCCACATCCGCTCCGCTCGCCTGGTCATCAGCAACGACAGTGGCCCGGCGCATCTGGCAGGCACGCTGGGTGTGAAGACTCTGGTGATCGCCGGGCCGACCGGGTTGCCCACCTTTGAGCATCTTCCAGAAGTGACAGTCCTTAACCGCGATCGGCCAGGTTCCTGCACGGGATGCTACTACCGGGGAAGCTACCGACCGGCCTGCGAGGTCGGCTGCCGCATGCTCTTTGAATTGCCTCCGGAGGCCGTGATCGAATCCGTGCAGAGATTGCTTTCTGAACCGGCGCAATCTGTCCCAACCCTCAAGCGGAGGAAGACAAAATGAACTGGCCCACCGCACCATCTGCAACCGACATCACGAGTGAGATGACCGCCAGTGAGGTTGGCTTGATCCAGCGTCTCCAGGGCGGTGCTGATAATCTTCCGGCCATCGCAGCGCGTGTCCTGGGAGAATTTTACGACGCCATCATGGCGAGCGGATCGGATCTCGATACCGCCGGGACTCTCCCTCTTGGTTTGCACAGTGATTTCATCGCCGTAGCCCGGTGGCGCTTCCTGGTCTCTCTTCCCAAGGCAGCCGAGACGCTTCAGACCGATGTCAGAAAACAGGCCTGCAAGGAAGGACTGGAAAAGCTTCGGATGATTTCCAAACAGGAGTGGGCCGTGCAGCCGCCTGGTACGCCTGCCGTCGCCAACAGCCGCTTCGGAAACTGGAACTCAGAAAACAAGCTCGTCATGCGCACGGACCCGACCCCGCGTCCCGGAACCCAGTACTCGCCTCCCTGCGAGCAGTACGCCAACCCCGCCGGTCCTAGCGACGACACCTAATCCATTTTCCCATGCCTACCGGCTCCGAACTCCTCGACCTCAAGGTCTCCATCCCCTCCGATCTCCGATCGGCGGAGTGGTCGCGTCTGGATCTCTGGATCAGGGAGCGGGCGTTCTTCATGGCGAGCGTGAACCGTGCCGAGGTGCTCGATGCCTTCCGTCAGACAACCGCCGCGTACACACGCGGGGAGATCGGCAGGAGTGAGGCGCGCGAGCAGCTCAGTGATCACCTCAAGCGCCTCAATTACAAACCACTCCCAGGACAGGAGGGCACCATCAAGGATCTCCGCACCGTCGATCGGCAGAATGTCGTCCTGGACACCAATCTGGAACAGGTCAACGGCTGGGCACGCTGGGCACGCCAGCAGGAGAGCCTGTCCAGCTTCCCCGCCCAGCAGCTCATCCGGGTGCGCAACAGCAAGAAGAAGCGCCCCTGGTTCACCCTCTGGGAGCGTGCCTTGAGTCACACCACCCGCGAGGGAGCCACCGGCACTCCGCAGATGATCGCCCTGGTGAATCACCCGATCTGGATTGCTCTCTCGGCGTTCAACTCTCCCTATCCCCCGTTCCAGTTCGGCAGCGGCATGGGCACCCGTCGGATCGACGACGTGGAGGCAGGCTCCCTCGGCCTCCTGCCGGGCAAGGATTCCTCTGCGAAGTTCCAGGCCATGATGCAGCCTCAGCATGAGAGCCTCAATGCCTCCCTCGCTGCGACTCCCGAGATCCGTTCCTCCACCATTCGCACGGGTCTTGCATCGGCCCTGCAGGGATTTGCCCGCTTCCAGGGAGATACCCTCCAGTTCACCGATCCGAACGGCACCCGTCGCACCAGCGTCGAGGAGCTGCGCGGCATCTGGGAGCAGGGATTGCCCGACGGCTTTCCGCTCCTGCAGCGCGATGCCCTCCGCAAGTATCTGCGAGATCCGGAGGAATTCGCCAAGAAGGGAGATCGTGATGCCTGGGAAGATTTCGTGCGCCTCTTGCTGCGCCTCGATGTGCGCGAGGTGCCCGATGATCTCTGGAAGGGACTGGCCTTTTTTAAGGACGAGGAGGATCAGCCATGAACTACCTCAACCTCTCCATCTCCTACGAGGATCACGTTTCTCCCTGGCTCCGATCAGCGATTGCGCGTCTGGCCAACCGCCAGGGCCTGCACGCCGCCATGGGTGCAGCCGTGGAGGTGACCGTAGAGGATCAGCTCGCCCGGAAGGCCTCGGTGCCTAATAAACTCGGTGCTCCCTCGACCGGCTACTGGATGAAGGCCCGCTCCAGCGTGCGGACAACGTCCGATGATACCGGCGCCACCGTCTCGATCCCGTACCGGGGAGTCCGCCTCCACTACTACGGCGGGACGGTTGTCCCGGTGAATAAGAAGTGGCTCACCATTCCCGCGAGGGCTGAGGCCCATGGCAAGCGCGTCGAGGAACTCTTCCCCGGATACAGCGGCTGCAAGTGGCTCTTCAATGCTGCCCGGCAGCCCTACGCCATCGCAGGCAAGGAGGATGGACTTGTTTATTTCTGGCTGGCCAAGAAGGCGGTCATTCCCGCCGATCCGACGGTCCTGCCACCGGTACAGAGCATGGCCGCCGCTGCTGTCACCGCTGCGGAGCGTTTCGTTGCCAGGGAGGTAACTCCATGAGCGCGCGTCCTCGCCCCTCCAAGATCGAGGCAGCCCGCCGCATTGTGGCCAATAAGCTGAGGACCCTTCCGTTTTTTTGCAAAGAACAGGTGCTGGAGCACAAGGCAGGCAATATCGAAAGCATGTTCGATGAGCTGCTGGCTAAGAGCGATTTTGTCGTGATGGTCGGAATTGAGACGGCCAAGGAATCCGGATCTCAAAGCCGCACCATCTTTTGGGAAGAGGTGAGACTCTTCATCCATGTGGTCGAATCACCGCTGCACATCATGGAGCAGGAGCAGGAAGAAATCGAGGGACCGCTGCCGGGTGCCTGGGCGTATGCCGAGGAGATCGTAGCCGCCCTCAAGCTCACCGCGCTGGAAAACGACATTTTTCCGGAACTCGATGAAACTCCCCTGCAGGAACTCCCAGCCGCTCAAGAAGGATCACTCATTGTCGGAATGAAGCTGAAGCTGCGCTTCGAAGGAAATTCACGCTCCACCACTAACTAAAAACACCACCATGCTCACACCAGAACAACTCCAAGCCGCCGCCGATGAGGCCAAGGCGCTCAAGGAAGCCCAAACCGCCGATCTCAATGCCCGAATCGACTATGAGGCCCAGCGCGACAAGCTCGCCTGGCAGTTCATCCAGGCCAACCGCTCACTCTCACTCGCTGATGCCAAGGCCAAAGCCGACGCGCAGCTTGGCGGAACTTCGCCGCTTCCTCAAACCCCATCGGAACCTGCCACTCCCGTGGTGGCATCGGAGTCCGAAGGCAACAGTCAGGAATCACAGATCAACGCCCAGCATTCCGAATCCTAACTCCTAACACCCACACACAATGTCCCAAACACGCACGAATTATCCCGCCGGTCCCGCCTATCTGACGGCGGGAGGCCTCACGATGGAATTTGCCGAGGGATGGAAGTCCCAGAGCGAAATCAAAACCGCACCCATCAACACCAATCTGCATGGCCAAGTTGGCGCTAGCCGCATGCATGTGGAGACCAAAATCACCGGCAAGGTGATTGCCACCACGGGCAACCTTGCCTCCCTGCTGGCGTATCTGCTGCCTTATACCTGCGATATGATCGGGCAGCTCATTTTCCCGAGCACAGACGCTCCGGCAGTGATCCAGACCCGCGACGGCAAGAGCATCACCTATCCTGCCAGTGCTGTCACCAAGATGCCGGAGATTAACTTTGCCGCCAATGTGGATATCTTCGGGGAGACGGAAATCACCTGCCTGAGCGCCTTTGAGGCCGATCCCACTGCGGCGGCAAATGTCGCTCTCGTGCAGTCGAGCGCCTTCACGGCTCCTTCCACCAATCCGCTATTGCGCCTGCGCAATCCCTATACCGTCGCCTGGGGAAGCAGCTCTCCCTTCAGCGCCATCGAGACGGCCAAGGGGGGCGTGAAGTTCACCCCTACGGTGAAGCTCACCCCGGTCGAGACCGATCTCTGGGGCGTGATTAACTACCGCATCGATGGAGTCGATTCCACGGCAAAGTTTACTCCGCTCAACCTGGACAGTGGCGACTTTTTCAACCTGGTGCAGCTCTACTCGGCCAATGCGGGTATCGGCAAGATCCTCAACAACGACGGTCTGCCGCTCACGGTGACCTCCTCCATCGTTGGAGGTCTGAATCTCACGATGCCCTGCGCTGTGCCGACCCAGGGGCCGCTCGGCTTCGACAACAAGAGCCGAATCGGCGAAGTCACGCTCATCGGAGAGCGCCTCTCCACCTCCGGCGTCCTCGGCAACAACTTCACCCTCGCTGTCCGCACTTCCTAAGCCAACGGACTGCAAAACCTGAAAGCTGAAACTTGAAACCTGAAATGAAAAAACTCAGCTCAGATTCGGCCCCTCAGCTTTCAGCTTTCACCCTTCATCCCTCTCTCTAAATGCGCATCTTTGTCACAGGGGTCGGAACGTCAGTTCCTCTCGAACTCACCGGGAGCAATCCGGAGAGCTTCGTCGAGGGCCTCGCCGGTCCCTGTGACTGGACGCTGCAGGAGGATGACATCATCGGAAGCGCGGCCAAGCTGCTGCACGACCGGGGGAATGTCTCCAATGTGCTGAACTATCGGGTCTCCCGCTTCTGGAAGGCAGCGGATGCGGCGTGTCTTTTTTACAACACCCACGCGGACACAGTGCCCCACCTCGCCACCATCAGTCTCTGGGTGATATCTGCCACCACGGGAAATGTCACCAAAACGCTCACCTTCACAGGCGCGATCAAGGTCACCCGGGAACACTGGGAAGGCTCGCTGACCATCATGCGCTACGAAATCAAAACCGGACAAATCGGCACCTAGCCAAAACCGCGAAACCTGAATGAAAACCATCCCTTCGAATTCGGCCCCTCAGCTTTCACCCTTCAACTTTCAGCTTTCGCTGTAATCATCCATGCAACTCACTGCCAAAACTTTCTGGCTCCCGCTCAATCAGGCTACTCAGGAAGACGTTGTTGATGCGGTCTCCAATGCCGCCATGGCCATCCCGACCGGGAATGCGGTCGCCATCAACTGTGCCGCCTTCACGGGAGATCCGAGCGTCGCGGCGAATCTCGACACGATAACGAACGTCACGTCCGCCACACTCGACATCTACCAGAATAATGCCGCCGGGACGCTGCTCTATGAGGGGACCGTCCCCTATGCCTCCTTCAACAATCCGGTCTGCACCTATGCCAACTGGAGCACACAGGCTGACTATCAGTTCGGATTCCAGCTCACCCCGACCCAGACCAACTGGACCATCAGCAGCCCGGCTACCGAGCTGGATATCTGGTGGTCGATCACCCTCCAGACCTCCGCTGGTCCGATCACCATCGGCCAGGGGGCGGGCACTGTCTATCTGAGCGGCCTGAGTGAAACCCCGAGCACGGTCGTCAATAATCCGACTTATTACACCGCTGCGCAGGTCGATGCCCAGATCGCGGCGGCCTCCTCCAACTTCATCCCGACCATCACCGGCGTGACCGGAGGGGGATCGACCAACCTCGACGGCCTCAACGCTCTTGCGCGGCCCGTCGGCCAGCTCATCCAGATCATTGTGCCAGGAAGCGGCCTGCTGAACTACCAAGTACAGGCTGGGACAGCCGCAACAGCAGCACCAGGCAGCATCCGCTGCGCTGATTTCAACGCCTCCACCAACGCAAAACTCTTCGTCCTCGTCTCCTAAGACACGCAAGAAATTTAACCACGAAAATCACGAAATCCACGAACCTCATGAAACCATTTCTCTCCTTCTCAGCGTCTCTGCGTCTCTGCGCGAGTCTTCTCCTTGCAGCATCGCTGCAGGGGCAGACTCCCTCTGTCAAAATCAACGCGACCAATGGCGCACTCTTCGCCCCTGGCTTCACCGCCACCCAGATCCTCGCGAGCAACGGGGTCGTCACTAACGGGGCGCTCACTGCTGTGAGCAATTCTCTGCAAGGTCAGATCACTACCAACACTAGCGCAATCACGGCGGTTGGTAACTCCCTGACCAACTACGTCCAGACCAACGGTGGCAGTGGTTCGATTTTATTACTTTCGGGATCAACGTATGAAGGTGGCACCATTGTAACCAACGGTGGGTCACCCACTCTTTTTCTTAGCGCGTCGAGCACGATAAGCGGATCTGGGACACTCTCGTCACTCACCGTCACCAATAATTTCTTTGCCAACAACGGGGCGTCTGTCACGGGGGTGCTTAATGTTTCGGGCTCGGGGGTCTTTGGCGGGGCATCATTTTTTAATAACAGCGTAACTCTCGGTGCAGTCTCGGGGAACACGCTGACGGTAAATGCTGGCACTCTCACGGCGTCTAATGCCACAAGTCTGGCCAGCAACAACATTGCAAATGTGGGTTCGCTGAGAAATCTCTTCCTTACTAATGCCGATACCAATGGTGCGGCAGCTGTGGTGAGCAATGCAGTCAACGCCAGCCTGACCGCAGCAAGTAACACGCTTGCCGCTGGCATCACCAGCAACGCCACGGCGATCACGGCGGTTAGCAACAACTTCGTGTGGGCTACAAATGGCGGTTTTCCATCAAATGCCTACGTTGGAAACAATCTCACCGTCACTAATAATCTGACGGTCAACGGCAACACCACACTTGGTGATGCAGCCGGGGATACCGTCACGGTCAACGCTGGCACCTTTATTGCCGCTAATGCCACCAATCTTGGCAGTACGGACTTCGCCAATATCGGCTCTCTTGATACCCGTTATTTTCCCGCCGCACCTGGTCCATCCGGAGATATATATACGGGCGCACAGTCCGTCGCAGCAACGAATGCTAGCGTTGGTTATTCTAATTACCCAGTGACGCTGACTGGCACCAATAGCAATGCCGTAGCCACGGGCACCAATCTGCCGTTTTCCAACGGCATGAGCATCACGATCTCCTCGGCCAATCACGCAGAATACAACGGAGAATTCATCATCACTAATGCGACAACCAATAGTTTTAGTTACACGACTGCTTCAGTCATCACTGCGACAAATGATGGATCAAGCACCGTAACTGCCGCCAACCAATGGGTTTTACTTTTCGCTGGGACTGGAGAGCCTATTGGTCATGTCGTCGGCGTGGTGGGATACATGGGTTCTCGATCATCATTTTCCGTTGATGCCGTGGGATCAGTATACAGCGCAGCGTGGCTCCGAAATCAAGCTACCGAAGGGGCGTACAACATCTCGCACATTCGAGCATCTATGACGGCATCTTCGTGGCGACTTGAGGTGCGATTAACTTCAACTCCAGTTTGTATCGCTGCTGCGTATATCCCCTATGGTGCAACTGGTGTCACGCCATACGCTACGGCAAATTCCCCCGGCCCGTATCCAGATACAAGTGTTAGAGTAAGCCTCCTTAACCCAAACCTTGTCGGAAATTTCATGGTAACTCCTCCCGCCCTCTCTGCGGGGGCGTCTGGAACGGTCTCAGTACCCGTTGGTATGCAACAGCCAGCTCCAGCAGCAACATCGTTTCCTTACGATTTAGCCAATGTGGGAGCGAGTTTCTCGGGATCGCTGCCGACAGGATATATTTTCCAGGGTTCGTATCAATCAGGATCAAGTGTCGTGCTGCAGTTTTACAACGCCACAGCGAGCACCATCACTCCCTCCGCGATACTCACCAGCATCAGTGTTCAGCAAAAAAATAATTAAACCAACAACCCAAATCCAAAATTATGTCCATCCTCGACGCCTCTCTCATCACTCCTGCGCAGTCCAATGCCCAGGCGATCCTCGCAAACATTCAGTCCATCAAGACGACGATCTTTGGTGTTCTCCGGGATTCCCTGCCTCGGCTCAACCAGGCAACCCTTGATGTCTTGGGCACCAACTCGGCCAGCCTCTTTTCCGAGCTGGAAGCGCTCATTACCTATGTCACCGCACGCCTGACGGCCAATGGCGATACCGAGGGACTTGCGGAACTTTCTGCGATCACTGCGCAGATCCCAGCCGTCACGGTTCACACTGACGGAACGGTGACAATCAATCCTCCAACTTCCTAGCGCGGCAGAGAGTGGCGATCTCCTAACCTTCCCACTTTCTCACCTTTCACCTTTCACCTTTCAGCTTTCGTCTCCACCTCTCTCACCCTCTTGAAACTCCGTCACATCGAACCAATCCCTTTTGAGCTTGCTGATAGTTCGGCACGTATTTCCGTGCCTCCGCTCACTCGCGGGCAAATGCGACGACTCTACGCCCTGGAGCAGGAGGAGGCAGGTGCGTGCGATGCCAGGATGGAAGTCGCTGATCTCCGCGAAAAGCGGCTCCTGATCATGCTGGAGCGCGGGAAGGCCACCGACTGCACCGGTGCAGCACTCACCGTGCAAGAGTTTCTCGATCTGATGACACCCGAAGAGGAGATCGATGTGATGACCGGGATGGTGGCCAAGTTTCATGGCATCGAGGTGGCTCACGCTGTCGATCTGGCGGCAGCCATGCGGGAACTCCAAAAAAAAAAGATCCAGCTCAACCACGAGGACGTGACGAGCTGCTAGAGGAGCATGACCTGCAGACCATGGATCTCGCCCTCATCCTGCGTCAAATTCCCGAGGAAGCCGACGCGATCGCCTTCCTGGATAGCGTCATGCTCCTGGAGCGGGAGTATCAAAAGGAAGAAGCCCGCCTCCGACTCGACGCAACCCTCCACGGAATGGAAATCAGGTAACCGCGAAACCTGAATGCTGAAACTTGAAACCTGAGTAAAACCCTTCACCGATCCCACTCCCTTCTGACTCAGCTTTCAGCTTTCACCCTTCAACTTTCGCCCCACGCCCCTTCTCAATGTCCGACCCATCCCTCAATATCCGCGTCGGATCGACTGCCGACATGCGGGGTCTAAACGAGCTGGACTCCAAACTCACCGAGAGCGAAAGAAAGGCCCAGGAGTTCATCAACACGCTCAAGCTCGGTGTCGGGATCGACCTGGGCGGCAAGATCGTGGAAAGCATCCGCGAGATACCCGACCTCCTGCGGGAAGCCACAGCTCGCGGGCTGGAATACAATCGCACGATGCAGGACAGCCAGATAGCCATCGCCGGTGCCCTGAAGTCCGTCGATCCCTCGCAGACCTTCGCAGAGGCCAAGGTAAAGGGCGGGGAAGCTCTGGACCAGCTCCGGCAAAAGGCGCTCGATCTCCACATTGATTTTCAATCCCTGATCGAGACCTTCAGCGTCAATGTCCCAACGATGTGGCACGCCGGCATCCGTGACACTCAGAAGATGATCGATCTGATCACCCTGCTGAATCAGACGGCTGCCGCCAAGGGGATCGACGGATTCCAGGCGCAGCGCGACATCATCGACATCCTCAATGGCATGGGCCAGCGCACACTCCTCGGCAAGGAACTGGAGGCCAACGGCGTCACCAATGAAGCGATCAAATCAGCGAAGGAACAGGGCACCCTCTACGAGCTGCTGACCAATTCGCTGAAATCCTACGGCGAGGCCGGTGCCGCTGCCGCCAACACGCAATCAGGTGCTCTGAGGGGTCTAAAAAATGAATGGGACATGCTCCTGGGTTCGCTCACCAAGCCGCTCTTTGACGATCTGACGGGAGAGATCAATGAACTCTCGGCAGCGCTGGCCAGCCCGGAGGGAAAACAGGGGCTGAAGGACCTGGGGATGGAGATCCGCGATGTGGCGACGGGTGCGATGGGACTGGCCGAATGGGCCGTGAAAAACTCCAGCGCTCTCACCCGATGGGCCGAGGCCGCAGGAGTGCTGGCCATTGCTCTTGCTGCGTTGAAAATCACCGACCTCGTCGCCGGTCTCGGATCGCTTGCGTTGCGAGTTGCTACCAATACCACGATTTGGGCTGCTGAGACGGCTGCGGTGAACGCCAACACCGATTCCAAGGTGGCCAATGCTGCAGTAGGTGGAGGAGTCAGGGGAATTGTGGGTGCGGCAGGATCGGTTTTATCGGCGGTCGCTATCGGTGTCACCGCAGGTGAGGCCATGGACAGATGGGGCATTGATCCCACCACGAGCCTCGCCACGGGTCACCTCACGAATGACATGGACAGGGAGCGCTCAGAGGAGATGCAAAAAGATAACTCTCCCATCGCTCAGCTCACGCGTCAGGCAAGCGGTGTCTCCTCGACCAAGGAATTCAAGGAGCTGCTCGACAAGATCGACAAACTTCAATCCGACCTGCACGCGGAACGCGCCGGTCTCGGTGTCGCTGACTCTCTGAGCAAGCAAGCCGTCGATTCCAAGCTCAAGGAACTCGATGCTCTCTATAATCATGTCACGGCGATGCCCATCGAGCAGATCCACAAGAACGCCGATGCCAAAAAGAAGAAGGAAGAGGATGAATCTGCCAAGGAAGCAGCCGCGCAACTCGCAGAGGAACAAAAGAAAAACGAGGAGGCCAATGCCAAGCGTGCCGAGGCCCGTGCGGAACAGCGTGCGGCCCACCAGATGCAGCTCGACAATGAGCTGGCCGTGCAACTGGCCACCAAGGCAGCGGAGCGTGGAGAATACTCCGGTGCCATTTCCGATCGCATGGCAGCACTGCACGCCCAGGCCGCTGCTAATCCCCGCATTGACGATCCCAAAGCTGATCCGAAACTCGTTGCCTCCCGTGACAAAATCAATGATTCGATCGACTCCTCGTGGGAGAGTCTCCGAAAGGAAAAGGAGCGCACTGATCTTGCCGCCTGGAAAGCCCAGGACCAAGCCGCCGATGATCTCCGTCAAAAGCAAATCGACGGGCTGAAGGAACAGGACACGCTCCTGGAGGCTCAGGCCAAGAAGCGTCTCGCCGAACTGGAAGCCAGTAACAAAAACGAGCGCGAGATCGCCGCCGAGCGCGTCCGCATCGAGGATGAGGTGGCCGCCAAGCGCCTCGATCTCCAGAACCAGATCGGATCGCTCCAGGGCGAGTCCTCGCTTGCCCGTGAGACCCGTCAGGATCTTGCATCGGCTGAGCAGACGACCCGTGATCACTCCATCGCTGGGAAACGTCCCGATGATCTGACAAAATTCACCGTGGATCGAGGTCTCGACGGGCACATCGATCACTGGATTCCCCTTCCTGCCAAGGGGCAGGTGCTCGATACCGATGTGACCCAGCGCAAGGGCTATATCGATGATTCGCATCATGACCGCCTTGCGGATTACGCAGCCCGTCAGGCTCCCGGTGCGATGCGTCATCCCTGGGAGGCGCTCCCTCTTCCCGCTCCGGCATCCCGTCCAGGGAGTGCTCTCGCCGGGAGTGCCTCCGGTGCTGGTGCAGCCTCCGGAAACGACCCTGCAAAGGCCGTGCAGGATACCGCCGGGAAAATTGTCAGCGAGACTCAGAAGCAGGCGGCCGTGATTACGACATCGATGGGGAAAATCCTAGCGGCCATGCAGGCCGAGACCAAAAGCTTCGAGCAACTCGCCGCCCAAGTGGAGCGCATCAAACGAACCTAACCCCTCCCATCTTCCATATCCTGACCACTCTCTCCTGACTCCTTTCTGATCCATGTTCACCCTCAACACCCAGACCTTTCCCTCCCTCAACGTGGGATCAGCATCGCTGGTGGTGACCAACTCCGCTGAGGACAAGCTCGTGGTCACCCTGAAGCGGGATATCACCGGTGCGCTCCCCTTTGCCCCCTTTGCTCAGGTAACGCTCGCTCAGGATGAGACGACCTGTTTTATCGGCTGGTTCGACAAACCGGAATGCTCCGCCGAGGGGAAGCACCAGGAGGTCTCTCTCACCTTATCCGGGCCATGGCGCTGGCTCGACCGCACGACCTTTGCCCAGACGTGGATCGACATGACCACGACGCCTCCCACGATCACCACGCAGCCGATGCAGGCCCCCGTGCTCAATCAGGGCACGAACGACAGCGGTGTGCTGATCAAACTCTCCCTCGCTACCGTCGTCAAAGCTGCGCTGGATGCCGTCATCGCCAAGCACGGAGCTGTCATCGCCTACAATGCCGACGAGGTGGCCGCACTCACGCTCGAAGTACCGTGGAGCGAAAAACAAAATGTCACCTGTGCCTCTGTGGTGCGCGATCAGCTCGCCTGGCTGCCCGACCGCTCTGTCTGGTGGGACTATACGGCAACCCCGCCCACCCTGCGGATCACTCAATGGGCCACAGCGGCAACCAGGCAGGTTTCCGAGACCACGGCGGACACCTCCCGCCTCATCCTCACGCCTCGCTTCGATCTGCTCGCCCGTCGCGTCACGATCACCTACATCTGGATCTACATTAATGGGCTCAACAATCAGGAGTACCGGCAGCTGGTCGTGGATGATTCCGGCCTCGTCGGTGGCACCCTCGCCAACACGGGAGGCGCGGATATCGAGCTGACCTTTCCTCTCCAGAAGAACGAGCCTCCTCCGGGCATGAACTTCACCGGCAGCGCCTGGGTGCAAAATACCTCCGCTCCCTTTCCGATCGCTCCCTCCTACGCCGCCGCTGTCTCCCGCCTCGCCGTGGAGACCGACTTCACGGTCGTGAGTGACACGCTTTTCTGGGTATGGGTACCGGGTGAGACCTGGGGATTCTCAGGGGTAGCCAGTCAGTGGAATGCCTACACCTCGCAGGCGCAGCGCATCACACGCGATCTCTTCAGTGGCCGCATGACGGTCCATGTCGGCCCTCCGGTTCATCTCGGCCTGCAGCACCTCCTGGATCTCTTCAAAAAGAACACCCCGCAAGCCGGTGGTCTCGGCGGTGGCGGGGGCCTCAGCAGCACGCCCGGAGTGATCAATGTCCAGATGCATGTCAGTAGCGGCGACTCAGGCGACCTGACTGACCTGCTCTCTAACATTACCGTGACAGTGACCGGCCCTAATGGATCGGTGACCCAAGATGTCGCTGGCACCGGCCTCTCCACCTTCAGTAATCTTCCACCTGGATCGTACACGGTGAGCGTGGCCGCAGGATTCGGCTGGAACATTGATCCGGGAGTCAGTGAGGACACCACAGTCACCCTCGGCAGCGGCGAGACCAAGACGGCCAACATCTACATGATCAGGATCACGTCGTTCACGCTCAAGACAGTCGGAGGTGATCTGATCACGATCGACGCCGGGGGCGGTCCGCTCGTGACGATCCAGGGAGCAGCCGGTGATACGGTCCTCATTTCCGACTACGACATCTCCATCACCAACTCCGATGGAACACAGGCTAATATCTCCACCGATGGAGGCTTTATCCAACTAATCGGCACTGACAGCTCCCAGATCTATCTCGACCTAGACAGCCTCGACGGTCGCTATCTCAGCATTGTCGAAATGGACACCTGCGTCACCGGGCAAAAAGTGCAGATAGTCGCCACAGCCCCCTACACGCCATGACGCTTCTTGCCCTTTTTAAAAAGCAGATTAGTCAATGCGACCACAACGTCTGCACATGTGACTGCAGCTGCGCTCCCTGCTCCACCGGCACCGATTGCCCTCCCACATGTGCTACAGGGTCATCCTCAACGGCGATCACTCATACGTGCGCGGATGGTGTCGAGGTGACTTGCTACAGCGATTGCACACCTAGCCCGGTGACACCAGTCGGATGCCAATATATTGGCTGTTGCTTTACCGCCGATGGTCAGAATCACTGGAATTACATTTTTCTTGGATCTCAAAGTATGGTGCTTTGCGATCCGTCAGTAACTGTCTATCGGACCGCCGTTTTTCCTGCATACACCTACGATTCGGGTCCGCCAGCTTATGACGCTAGTTGGGATGAGTCCGACCCAGTTTGGCCGGGCCAACCTCAATACGATCCCCGCTACTTTAACTACCACAGGTTAGTCTACAATCTTACTGGAGGGACTAACACAATTGTTGACAACGGCACCGCTGACTGCACCCAAGGGTATACTGCACTGGGGACGATAACTGAGGAGATCTACAATTACGGATCTTTGTCCACGACCTTCACGTTTAACATCACCGCTCTTTATAATACAACCAATGGATTCCCGTCAGGATCTATAAAGTTTGGGGGAGATCCTTACCAAGCAACATCTTTTAGCGACCCTGTAACTTGTAATTGCTGCGCATCGGGGTGGACAGAGTATACGGGCGGACATTGCTGCCCTCCCTCGTTCACCTATTCATCTGACACCGGGAACTGTGTCTGGACTGGATAATATGGACGCGGCCTGCCATCTAACTCACGATCAGATCATCCAGATCGCCTTCGGTCTGACCCGTCGCACGCGTCCGAAACGTGCCGCCCTCTGGCTCTCTCGCGGAAACCACCGCAAAGGCATCCATGCACGCCTTGCCGGGATCTGGCTCACGCGCCTCATAGTAAACCCAGAGGCTGCTGCTCTGGCTTGCCAGGCGTGGGGGGATTACCAGGTTGACAGGAGTGCCGTCCCCACTGATCAGCCAACCTTAAAACTCAGTTCCTCCGGTCCCGGCACCGAATTGAAAAAGCTCCTCAGCAGGATCGGCATCGTCGCTACTCCTGATTGTTCCTGCAATGCTCGTGCTGCCCTGATGGATGCCAACGGCCCAGACTGGTGCGCTGCTAACCGCACCCTGATCATCGCCTGGCTCGCCGAAGAAGCAGCCAAACGGAAAGTCCCATTCACCAACCTTCCCCTACCTTTCAACGCCATGTCCGCAGGAAAAATCGTAGATTTCGCCATCCATCGCGCCCGCAAAGTCCTCCTCAAGGCCAAAGAAACCCCTCCTGCAACCCCTCAGAATTGACCCTGCACACCTCGTGCAGCACAATGCACAGACCATCAAAAAAGCCAAGTTTCATGAACCTTTTGTAATTCTGTCATGAACCTCGCGCGCCTATACCCCCGTTGGGCGACTGCGGGGTTTTCCAAGATCAATATGGATCGAAAGACTGCTGATATGTTTCCCA